AGATGTCCCTACGACTACTACGTTTATGTTTGCCAAGGTCGCGAGTAATATTGCTCGTGTTGCAACTACAGGCACGGCACTTGTTACAAACGAGTCACGCGACACCTTAACGTTGTCGGTTTCCTACGCAGATGCCTATGCCTACGCAGGATTTGTTGACCCAGGAACGTGGGATCTTTACGCGACAAAGAACGAAGAAACTGTGTATATTGCGTCTGGCAATCTCTCCCTAAGACTTGGTACACCTACTACACCTACCTACACATTAGATAACTGAGGAGGCTAACATGCAAATTGTTAACATAGCCTCGGTAAGTGCTGATGCACTGCACCTTAAGAACTTTCTAGATAGCGTTCTTTATAAGGTAGTTCAAACATATGAGGAATATAACGTTCCTGTGCCTAGTCGCCAATTTTGGACGATGGGTGATCCTGCGATTGACTGCGAGCAACTCTGCGTTTCATTTGTCCAGATGTACCTAGGACTTCCAGGTGATCAGGCTAGCCAACCACAAAGAGCAACGTCGCCTCGTAGCGCGGTGTTGAGTATTACTATTTCTCGTGCGATACCTGTCGTAGGTTCTAACGGAAAAGCCCCTACAGGTGAAAAGATTCAAGAAGGCTCGGAGATCTCCGCGGTTGATGCATATATGTTTATGGAGCTTATCAACAAGTTAGATCAGTGGGAACCTGGCGAGTTTGGCATGGGTGTTATCGCTACAGTCGAGGCCGCAACCGCTGAAGGTGGCTTTCAAACCACTAAGATGCAGGCAACGTTGGTGGTTCCGTAATGGTAGTAAAGGTAGTCTTTAATAAGGCAGCAATGGATGAGATGTTAAAAAGTCCTACCGGCATGGTAGGACGACATCTTGCCGAGCGCGCTACTCGTATTGTTATTGCTGCAAAAATGCAGGCGGGTGTTAAAACAGGAAAGTTAAAAGCTTCTATTCACATGCGTCACGAGCGCGGTGGCATGGGCGGTCAATATGTGATGGTAGGCTCTAGCTTACATTACGCGCTGCTGCACCACGAAGGCACTAAGCCTCACATTATCGTTCCAAATAGATCAAACGTGTTGCGTTTCTCTTCAGGTGGAAGAGTTATATATACGCACGCTGTACGACATCCCGGAACACGGCCGAATAGGTATCTCACCGATAACCTATATTTGATAAGATAAACATTGAGACAAGCGTCTCGATAAAGACACTAACACAATACGAAGGAAGAAAACATGACTAATAGATTCAAGGACTTTGGTTCAGGTACTGGGCAAGAGGCAAGAGAGCCTCTTTCTTTTAAGCTTCATGGGGAAGATTTTAACTGTGTTGCACAGGTACAAGGTAAGACTATGCTTAGCCTTATTACAGATGCAAGCTCGTCTGATCCTGCAAAATCTGCTGCGTTGATTAACACCTTCTTTAAGAAGGTACTAGTTGAAGAGAGCTTTGAGCGCTTTAATATCCTATGCGAGCACCCTGAAAAGATCGTAACAGTTGAGACACTTGCAGAAATCACAGCGTGGCTTGTTGAGGAGTACTCAGGACGCCCGGAAGAGCAGCCTACAGTCTCCTAGAGTGGGGGATTGACCTATGGCCTTATGTGAATGGACGAGCATTAGTGAACGGACTACAACTTGCAAGCATGGATTTTAGTGACATGCTAGACGTTCTTCACTACTTCCTTGAGGATGACATGAACTACAGCACTCCTGAGCAGGCTGAAGCTCGCGATAAGACAAGATCTTCTATCTATTCAGATCTGTATAACAGCGAGTATAAGTATGCTTCTAAGAAAGAAGGAAGCAGCTACGCTTCAGGTGCTATGGACTTTGATGATCCTCAGGTAAGTGAACCAGAGCTTAAACCATTTGAACCAAAGAAAAAGCCTAAGCCGTATCTACAACCAACTAGTGTAAACGCAAATGCGCCTAAGCCTTTTGGTGACATCCTAGATTCTCCACTTGGGCACTAAGAACTAAGAACTAGAAAAAAGGAAGGAGGTGACACCATGGCAGTAGTCGGTGAGGCATACATAATTGTTAGGCCTATAACGACTGGTTTTGAGTCTTCAGTACGTAGAGACTTGCAAAAACTTGAAGGTGTCGCCTCTCGAGTAGGGTCAAATGCAGGAAACGCATTTGGCACATCGTTTACACGAAACATGTCAAAAATTGGTATAGGCTCTGATTTTGCAAAGAAGATAGAAAGTCAAGGAAAAGCTTTATACAGTCTACAAGCAGCAGGGCTAGTAGTTGGAACTGTTATTTCTGAATTACTTGGCAGCGTAGCTGCTCTTGCAGGAGGCGTTGTTGCTCTCGGAGGAGCTTTACTTTCTGCTGCTCCCGCTGCTCTAGCTTTAGGCGCCGGTCTAGTAGACATCGGCATAGGTGCGATAACAGCTAAGCTTGCCTTATCGGGTGTATTCAAGGCCGTAACCGCGCTTAATAAGCAAAAGAATATGGCAGCAGCGAGTGACACTGCTGCAAAACGTAGAGTTACAGACGCTGAAAAAGCTCTTCTACGAGTAGTTACAAGTAACACAGAAGCCTTAACTAGAGCTGATAAAGAAGTAACAGACGCAAAAAATAAGTTTACAAAAGCTCAGGAAGCTCTTACCACCGCGCTTAAAGATGGTAACGAGCAACTTCAACAAATGGGTTTTGATGCAGAGGATGCCGCACTTGCTGAAAAGCGCGCGGGCCTTGATCTTGAAAAGGCGCGCGAAGCTTTAGCACGTGTCCAAGATCTTCCACCTAATTCTCGTGCTCGTCGTGAGGCGCAACTTGCGTATGCGGAGGCTGACCTTAACCTTCGTCGTGCTAAGGACAAAAACTCTGATCTTGCCAAGGAGCAGCAGCGTCTTGCAAAAACCGGCGTTGACGGTCTTGACTCGGTTGTTGCGGCGCGTGAAGCCGCGGCACAGGCAGATAGCGCAGTTGCTGACGCAAGAGACGCCAGGTCAAAGGCTGAAGTTGATGCGCTACAGAAGCAAAAAGATGCAGAAGAAGCTCTTGCTCGTGCACAGTCAGACGCGGCAAAAGGTCGTTCTGGTAGATCTATAGATCCATTATTTGATTTAACAGCATCACAAAAAGATTTTGCTAACTTTATTTCTAATCTTCAACCAGAGATTAAAAAGTTAAAAGAGGCAGCCGCAGGAGCTCTTCTTCCTCCACTACAAACAGCGATTACAACTCTCGTTGATAAGGCCTTCCCTATACTAAAGACTGGTCTTAAGGAAGTAGGAACAGCACTTGGTGACGTCGCGATATCTATTTCTAATGCAATTACAGCTCCTGCTAATCTATCTAAGCTTACAACAGTGTTTACTAATGCAGCAACTGCTATCGGTAAACTTGGTGGAATTACCGGTAATCTTTGGGGTGTCTTTCTTTCTATTCTTCAAGCAGTAGATCCACTGCTACAAAGGTTTCTTGATTACTTAACTAAAACTACAAAGTCTCTTGACGAAAAGCTTAACGCAGATCCAGAGAAGCTTAAGGCATTTTTTAACGAGGCTGGTAGAGTTGCTGCCGAGGTTGGAAAGATCATTGGAAACATCGCAGGTGGCCTTGGTAACATCATTAAGGCTAATACAGGTCCTGGCACTGGCGGCCAGATCATGCTTGACTACTTTAAGGATATTACAGGAGCATTTAAGGCATTCTCTGGATCAACAGAAGGTCAGGCAACTCTTAAGTCCTACTTTGCAGGAGCTGCTGAGAACACTAAATCAATCTTAAGTAACGTCGGTAAGTTTGTCAAGGAAATCCTAAAGCTTGGCGATGACCCAAACATCAAGAAGTTCTGGGACACAATTGGCAAGGCAGCGGAGCCGTTTGGCAGTATCTTAGCAAAGACAAACGAAGGCGCACCTGCGCTCGCAAGTCTTGTTGTAACAATCACAAAGATAATTGACGCTCTCACCAATACCTCTACAATTAAGACCTTCTTTGGTACCTTTGATGTTCTTGCAAAGGTTGTTCTAGCCATTCTTAACAATAAAGTGATTAAGGCAATTCTAAACTTTACCGCACCGTTCCACGGAATTGCTCTAGCTCTTACAGCAGTAAGCATTCTGTTTTCTACCTTTGGCGCCGGACTTCTATTCTTAGTGCTTAAGCCACTGTCTATGCTTATGAACGTGTTTAAGATATTTAAGGTTATTATTGAAGGATTTAGAATTGCGTGGATGCTTCTTTCTATTGCATTTTCCGCTAATCCTATCGGCGTAATTGTTGTAGCAATAACAGCTTTGGTAGCAATATTTGTAGTACTTTACAAGAAGAATGAAGCCTTCCGCGAGCTTGTTCAAAAGGTCTGGGCTGCCATTAAGGACGCAGTTGGCTCTGTCATCGACTGGCTTGTTGAATGGCTTCCAAAGGCATGGAATGGATTTAAGGAAGCCCTCTCAGCAGTATGGGATGCTATTAAGGTAATATGGGATCTCATTGTCGCAGGAGTCAAGCTATACATAGATGCTGTAACTACTGTTATTAAGTTTGTCTGGGACGTTCTGAAGACAGGACTTCAACTTGTCTGGGATGGAATTAAGATAATTTGGGATCTCATTGTCGCAGGTATCAAACTCTACATCTCAACTATAACTACTGTCATTAAGTTTGTTTGGGACATTCTAAAGACCGCTCTTGACGCTGTATGGATTGCAATTAAATTCGTGTGGGATCTTATTGTTGCAGGAGTAAAGACATATATTGGACTAGTCACAACTGCAATTAGCTTTGTATGGAACGTTCTAAAGACAGGACTTGACGCTGCATGGACTGGCGCGAAGGCTATATTTGAGACTATAGTAACCTTTGTTTCTGGTCTTGGCGCACGATTTGCTAGAGGCGCAGGAAATATTTGGGGCTGGCTAACAGACGGCCTTAAAGGCGCTATCAATATGGTAATAAATTTGATAAACGTTCTTATTCGTGCAATGAACAAGATCTCGTTTAAGATCCCAGATATCGTTGGTGTTCCTGGTCGTGGTACTCAGTTTGGAATTAACATTCCACAAATACCTAACTTTGCTTTAGGTGGCGTAGTTAATCCTTCACTTGGAGGAACTATTGCGCGTATCGGAGAAGCTGGTCGTCCAGAGCGCGTTGAGCCTCTTGACCCAGACGGTCTATCTAAGCGTGACAAGTCAATGATTAAACTTCTTGCTGGTGGCTCAGGTGGGAACATTATTAACGTTTATCCATCTCCAGGTATGAACGAATCAGAGCTTGCCAATATGGTTTCACGCCAGATTGCATTCCAGATGCGTAAGGGCGGTTCATAAAATGTCAAGAGTTAACTTAGTAACTAATCCTTCATTTAAGACAGACATAACCGGTTGGTCTTCTACTGGATCATCAACCATCGCGCGTATCACCACCGACTCGTTCTACGGAACGTCATGCTTGCAGATTACAAAGGCTGCCTCTATTAACTCCGGTGTTGTTACAGCTTCACGAATCGCGGTGACAGCTGCGTCTTCATATGCGGTGTCCGCATACGTAAAGGTGCCTGATAATCAAGAAACAGGCACGCTAAGAATTGACGTCAAGTGGTATACCGCTGTCTCCGGTGGGACGCTTATCTCGACAAGTTCAACTAATGCGATAGAAATTCCTACAGGCAGTGATTTTACTCGTCTAGAAGGCGTAATGGTAGCGCCTGCACTTGCGGTTGCAGCTACCATATCTGTAATTCAACCTCTAGCTGGAACGGCTGGTAAGAAGTTCTTAGTTGATGCGATTCTTCTTGAGAATGCATCATACGTTGGAGAATACTTTGACGATGTAACTCAGTCATACGAGAACACACAGGTAAACCTAGGTCTTACACCTTTGCCAATTCCTCATATCACGGGAATGAAGCTTAACGCTGATATTGCTATCGGAGATCTTATTCTTAATACTATCGATGAGAACGGCGTGGTATGGGTGTGTACGGACATTGAAGGCTGGTGGGTGCACCCAGAGCCGGAGGTTCGTGATATTCCACGTGGTTGGGGAGACGGGTCCTACGATGTACGTGGACGCTATCAAGCGCGTCAATTAACCCTTAATGGAGTGTTCCTTACTCCTGACCCTTCGCTAGTTCAGGTGTCGCGAGATAAGCTTATTAAGGAAACTGATCTAGTCTACGTAGGCGCGTGGATTAAGGTTGACGAGGAGCCAACCAAGGCTTCCTATGTGCGTCTTAGTGGGCGTCCTGATATTAAAACAATTAACGCAAGAGGACGCACGGAGTTTTCTATCGGACTACGTGCTCCGGACCCTCTTAAGTACGAGTGGTACGCGGAGGACGAGCTTGGCTATCGCTACGTAACTATCCAAGGAGCAAACTCGGGTGTTGAAGGCTCAGGTGCCGGCACGATAACTAACACCGGTAATGCATACGCGCCGGTGATCTTGCAGATCTCAGGTCCGCTAACAGGACCCGCAACTATTTTCAACCAGACTACAAACGAGTCTCTTACAATTATCGAGTCTCTGCGCGGAGTCCTGACACCTACCGTTTCTAACAAGGCTCTAACAGGTAACATTGCCACGCTAACCACGGCGGCAGCGCATGGCCTTCTTGCAGGTGACGTTGTAGTTGTATCCGGCGTAAACGCTACGTTCAACGGTACCTTTACGATATTAACTGTCCCGACAACTACTACGCTAACCTACGCTAAGACAGCTACAAACGTAGTATCGTCGGCTGCCTCTGGAACAATTACGTCTACCGCGGATGTTCTTGAGATTGATACGCGCGACCACGTAGTTACACTTAACGGAGACGCGGTCGGCAAGCGTAGTCTTGTCGACGTTCTTGCGGAGTGGACTCTTCTAGCTCCAGGCGATAACTACTTTAGCTTTGTAGATTCCGGGACCGCAACAAGCACCGCATCTCTAGCTGTCTACTACAGATCTGCCTGGCTTGGATAGTATACAATGTATTCAACGACAAATCTACTTAATGAGGTACAACTTAGATGGTAATGACCGATACGGTATCCGTAGAGTACCGCTATTTTACTACCGATCTTTTAACAAACCAGGTACTTGCTGAAATTCCATTTCGCGGTGTCTCATTCGAGCGTTCGATTAAGGCCGCGGGCTCGTTTGGCGGAACTATTCCGGTAATTCCAGATACCTCGTCTATGGACATATATAACAGCACCATGCCTGGAAAAACAGGACTATACGTAGTGCGCGACGGCGTATGTATCTGGGGCGGTATAGTGTGGCACCGGTCATACGACGTAGTTTCACGTTCACTTAACGTCTCGGCTTCAGAGTTTACAAGCTACTTCCACCACCGTGATATCTGGAAGACATGGACACATGATTTTGGCGCGGATCTTGTTGTCTCAGGCGGAACTATTACCGGAACACTTCAAGCCTTAGAGTACGCTTTTCCTGTGGGGTCGGCGGTAAGAATCTCGTTCGTAGAAGTTGGAGATTTTCAATATAGCGGGTATTATACAATTGCAACTTCTCCCAGCAACACGACGTTTACAATTACCGGAACGTCGGTACCTAACGGTTCATACCCAGGTGTAACGGTCTACGCGCGCGTTGATACCTATGATTTTGTACGTCAACTTCTTGACGAGATCCTCGTTGATTTTAGCGGGATCAGTTTCCCTAACACGGATATCGAACCTGCACTTGCGACAGAGCTACAGATTACTTCAGTCACCGCCCCCGGAGGAGTAACTAGGATTACAACGGCTACCGCACACGACGTTATACCTACGCAGACGGTGGAGATCTATAACGTTAACGGGACCTTGGACGGTCTGTGGGATGTCATTGCAACTCCTACTACTACTACGTTTACCATAGCCTCATCGGCTACGGCTTCAGTATCAACTATAACTAAGACAGTTACGTCTAAGTCGGTCGTAGACTATGTTGCAACATTAACTACGTCTACTTCGCATGGATTTACCGCCGGTAAATATGTTACGCTGTCCGGTGTAGATGATCCTACAACGTTCCTTACCGTTTTTGACGGCAAGCAATACATACTAGCAACGCCTACCGCTACTACATTTACTATATATGTCTCGGATAGTGACATGGCATCAACCGCAGTTGCGGCAGGCACCGCTGTAGTTCAACCTACGGCTAAATACGGAACGTACGGACCGTATCCTGGAAATTCTGACATTGACCTACAGTACTCTACAGATGCGTATAGCGGTAAGAACGTGCCAAATACCAACTACCGTGGATACGAACTAAAGTCCGCAGGTGAGGAACTAGACGCGTACTCGGATACAGTTGACGGCTTCGAGTATCGCATTGACTGTGATCTTGTCTATGTTGGAGATATACCTACGTTTACCCGCACGTTTGTCTTAATTGCAATTGACTATCCAAATCCTCCTGCCGCAGGAGAGGTATCTCCTCCTAGTCGTTATGGCGCGGATCAACTTGTCTTCGAGTATCCTGGAAGCATCATTAACGTTACCATGGAAGAGAACGCCGAGAACGCGGCAACACGTTTCTTTGTCGTAGGAAATATCCCGGATCTAGGCAGTAACATTAGCCAACCGTATGCGGTTGCAACCGCAACGGACATGCTTCTTAACGGTTGGCCTATCCTTGACGCCAATGAAACTCGCAGCGAGGTTCAAGATGAAGAGCTGCTTTACTCACACGCGGAGCGCTATCTAACAGAGGCACGTCCTCCAATATCAGACATCAAGGTTAGGGTTAACGGATCTTTATCACCTGTTATCGGGGAATACGTTCCGGGAGACTGGTGCTCGATTATAGTTGAAGACGAGTTTATTCGCATGCGTCTTGCAAGTGATCTTGAGGTGCGTGACACCGTTATCGTTCGCAAGATAGACGGATACAAGGTAACGGTTCCAGACACTCCAAGTTTTGGCGAGGAAGTTGAGTTAACACTAGTCACGGAAGCGCAGGTTGATAAGCGTGGTCAGTAGAAGAAGACGCCGTCAAGGAATCGGCAAGATTATAGTTAGCGTTGAAAGTCGTGTTAGAAAGATTGAAAAAAATCCTTCACCAAAACGTCTTAAAGCAAACGTTGTAACAACTGAGAAACTTGGCTTTCGCGCGGTAACTACAAAAACAGTTGCAGCTGATGCTATTACTCCTAACGAGGCAGCGTTTGGCACTACCGTTGTCTCACCAACGCAGCCAACAGAATATCTAAAAGAAGGTTTTACCTGGGTAAATCCAGATGACGGTGCAACAAATGTGTACAGTGCAACACTTAATGATTTTGTCCCTGTCACAGATGCAAACGCTCAGCTAACCGCTGATGGAAAAAATACAATATATGCACAGACTACCGCACCTTCTGGCGCAAGTCTAAAGACAAACGACATCTGGTACGACACGGATGACGGCAACAAGTTGTATGTGTGGAGCGGCACCGCTTGGACTAATATTCAAGACACCGCAATTACTGCGGCAGCGCAGGCAGCAACTGCCGCTACAAATACAGCTAATGGTAAAAATAGAATTATTCGTTCTACTGCAGACGCATCTGGCACCTCTGACAGCGGAGGCATAGCATATAAAAATGGTGATCTTTGGTGGAAGATGGCGAGCACAGATGTCGCCTCAGAGGTGCTAGCTCAGTACACATTCAATGGAACCGCCTGGGTAGCTAACACTCTTGCTAACGCTGTGATTGCTAATCTTGACGCGGCAAAAATTACATCAGGTTTTATATCCGCCAGTCGCATCCAAGCAAACACGCTTGACGTAAATGTTCTAACCGCAGGCACTCTCCGCACGGGAACAATTTATACAGGTCAGATTAACGCAAATCAAATTACTGCAGGCACAGTTATGGCATCAGTATCCATTACATCGCCAACCATTAACGGAGGAACGATCAATGGAGGATCACTAAACTTAAGTACAAGCGGAAGCACTGACAGAATAGTGATGTCGTCTAGTCAAGCAAATACAATTAGCTTCTATTCTTCCTCCGCTTCATTTCCAAATCCTGGAGAAATATCTAACGGCATAGAGTCTATAACACTTCAAGACACCCTTGTAGAAACTGCAAGTCTTTTTATGAGGCCAGCGGCAACAACCTACGGTATTTTTGCTTCATATCCATTTATAAAAATGAATCAAGGCACAAGTGGCACGTCATACATGGAGATTGGCGCAACTAATATGTCAATTCAATTAGGTACTGGAGTTTCACCAGGGACATTTCAACTATATCAGTTTGGTAACTATAGCTCAGATTCATCAAACAATTCTGTATCTATAAGAAATATATATTTTAATACCGCTGCTCCTACGGTATACGACGGTGTTGCCGGTGACGTTTGGCTTAGAGGGTAGTTATACACTATGACAGTACACTTTAAGAAAACCACCGGTTGGGTCGCTGCCACAGGTGTACACTTTAAGAAAACTACCGGCTGGGTTTCTGCCTCTGCAGCTTATATTAAAAAAACAACAGGTTGGACTCAAGTTTGGCCAGGAACTGGGCTGTCCAGCACTTTCTCTTTCGGGAGCACGTTGCATATTGGAACAAACGGCTATATCGCACTTGATTCGGGACAGTCTGCTATAAGTATATCAGATACTGTAGGTCGTGTACTAGGCATACTTCCAGCGGACCTCGTGATGAACTCTGTACGTTGGGCCTCAAGTGACACAAGATTTTACGTTTTTTGGCGTGGAAAACGTTTCTCAGGCGGGACTGATTTTGAAATCCAGTACGAGGTTCATTTTATTAACGGACAAGACTATGCGTTAATTAAATTAGTTTCTTTTCCTTCTTCCACATACGCTGCCACCGCATACTATATTGACGGCTCACGAACTGGCAATAGTACGATTACTACCAGCAGAACTGTCGGTGCGGAGTATAGGGTTTATTTTGGAACTACAAATGCATTTGCTACATCGTTTACAGAGTTTGGTACGTCAACTCATCCGGTGTGGCTTGCCTCGTCGTCTGTTACCTCCGGATCTAACGATGACGGATACTTTAGTGTACTTGCAGATCAAGGTTCATCTTCCCAGGCACCAACCTCAGTTACCGCTTCTAGCATTACCGGAACTTCTGCCACTGTGTCTTGGACAGCTCCTGTTAGAGAAAGTACAGGAATGTCCGCGATTCAAAGCTATGACTACTCTACAAACGGAGGAGCAAGCTGGACATCTACAGGAGCAAACACCTCTGCCAATATTACCGGTCTCTCAGGTGGCACCTCGTACACGGTTTTAGTGAGAGCAAACAACTACTATTTTACTGGAATTAACTATGGAAGTGTTACATTTTCTACTACGTCCGTACTGACTCCTCCAAGTATTTCTTTTGTGTCCGCTGGAAACTCTAATTCACAGCCTGTATCCGTTTATTTTTCTGGTGGCTCGGGACCTTACTATCAAATTTGGTGGCAATC